ATGAGTGTAACAAATGATGTAACAGAATATAAGGAGTATGAAGAGATAGATTGGGAGTCTATGCAGTGGGATTATGAGAACAGTAAAGTTGGTATGAAAAAACTTGGTGAGAAATATGGCACTTATCCTATGCAGATCTCACGTGAAGCAAAAAAGAGAAAGTGGGTGAAGTATGATCCAGTGAAGATGGCGCTTGATAATTATGAAAGTAAAAAAGCAGTTGTGAACCCCAACGGAATGCTTGATACTGTTGCAGTTAGAAAGATACAAGAGATAGTTAAAGAGCTTGGAAGTAATTATAGCTCTGTTGATGAGCCTATGGTAGTAATGTATGCTAAAAATTATCAAAGATATTTACGACTTGAACTTATTGTTGATGAAGAGGGTGAAATATGTATCAGTCCTAAGACGGGAGCTACATATATGAACCCTCATTTTTCAGCACTTCAAGCCGTCATATCTAATATGTCAAAACTTGGTGATAAACTCGGATTGTCGATTGCATCAAGGAGTAGGATAGGTATATCGCTTGGAGTAGAAGACAAAACTCAAAGCTTGTTTGATCTGGTTTGTGATATGAGTCAGGATAATGATATAGATGTCTAGGATCACACCTTACTACGAGAAAGCCTTTGATCGGCATGAAGCTGATAAGTTGGTAGTGGAGCATGGAGAGAAACAAAACCTACGGTTTAATAAAAAATTAGGGTTATTGTATGTGACCATCATTCAGCAGTTGAAACACTATAAGGGTTCTAAGTCAGGTGAGCCTATTGAGCTTGAAGACTGGCAAAAGAAAACAATAGCTATTTTGTTTGGGTGGCAGCGTCAAAAAGAGGATGGTACCTGGGTAAGACGTTTTAGGACTGCTTTTGTTTTTATGCCTCGTAAGAATGGTAAAACTATCTTTGGTGCTGCGTGTTCTGTGGCTGATATGATCGTACGTGAGGAGCAGGGTGGTGAGGTTGTGTTCTTTGCTACGAAACGGGACCAGGCTAAACTTGCCTATTCTCCTGCTAAGTATATGCTTGAAAATCATGTGGATCTTAAAAAGCACACAAAAGAGGTTTATGGACGGTTGAAGTTTGACAGGAGTGATACTGAACTGTACACACTTGGACGTGACTCAACTACACTCGATGGTCTTAATGTCTCTTTTGGGCTTGCAGATGAACATCATGCTCACAAAGATGACAGCCTTTGGGATGTTGTGAAGAGTTCGCAAATGGCAAGACGTGAGCCGTTTATGATGTCTATTACTACAGCAGGGTTTAACATTGCTTCACCTGCAAACAGGCTATATGACTACTCTAAAAAGGTACTTGACGGAGTGATAGAAGATGACTCTCACTTTGCTTTTATAGCTGAAGCTCCAAAGAAACCAGATAATGATCCGGACTGGTATTTTAAAGAAGAGGTTTGGGAATCTGCTAATCCCAACTATGGGGTGAGTGTAGATAAAGAAGAGTTTGCTCTTGCTGCCAAAGAAGCGTATGACAGACCGGATAAGCTAAACAACTTCCTGGTGAAGTACTTGAATGTATGGACCACAAGTGCTGAGAGCTTTATTCCTCTTCATAAATGGTATGAGTGTGAGGGTGAAGTGCAGACAACGGGCAATGTTATCGGTGGGCTTGATATGTCACTGAGAGATGACTTCTCATCTTATGCAAAAACGGTAAAGGTTGGAAATAAATACCATATCTCTGCAAAGTTTTATATACCTAAAGCAAATATACAAGACCGTGAGCGTGAACTTCGTGTGCCTCTTACCAGCTGGGTAAACAGTGGACACATTACTGCAACACCTGGTGACAGTATAGATGATGAATATGTGTTAAACGATATAAGAGAAGATCTCGAAGATATGGAAGCGTTTTGCTATGATCCGTACAAAGCAAAGCGTATAGTCAATGAATTGGAAGATAATGACGGTTATGAGAGTTGTATTCCCATCCGTCAAGGGTTCATTACACTCTCTGAGCCTACATCATACTTTTTAAAACTTGTAAAGGATGGTGATATTGTTCATAATGGATGTCCTGTTTTAACGTGGATGATCTCGAATGTAGCCATTCTAACTGATGCAGCAGGGAACATCAAACCCGATAAGTCAGATTATAATAGAAAAATAGATGGTTTTGCGGCCATTATCAACACTTTTGCCTACCTCATACATGAAGTGGATAAAGCAGAGACCTCTGTATATGAAGAGCGTGGGATGCGGTCGCTATGAGTATGAGAACATTATGGAAACAAGTGACCATAGTAGACACCAAAACCCAAAAAGACAAGCTCGTAGGCATGATGAAGATAGAAGTAAAGGCCTCTTTCCTTCCGTTATCTGAGCTAAGTGTTAAGAAAATTATAGCTTCAAGTGAAAATTCTTTTAAAAATTCGTAACTTTTTATAACAGTGGGAACGATTGTTCTCACTAATGATGTCACAATCTGGAAAATTTGGAAGGATTGTGACTTGCAGAAGCTTTTACCTCTTTTTATTATCTACGCATTTTTTATCATTCTTTCATTTGTCATCGGTCACGGTGTCGAACTTATACAGCCTACTTATGCACAGTTAACTACGGGGTCTTTGCTTATTCTCTCTTCATTGATATCATTGTTGATTTTCATTAAAGATTTTGGAGGTAGTAAATGAGCTTCTTAGATCAGTTTACTGCAAGAGCCCCTATGACTCAACCTTCAACGGGTGGTTTTGGCTTTGGTTCTTTCTTTGGTGGTAGTTCAAATACTATCTCACCACAAACAGCCATGCAACTTACTACAGTGTTTGCTTGTAATCGTGTCATAGCTGAGACGTTAAGCTCCATTTCTCTCAATGTTTATGAGAAGATCAAGGACGGTAAAGAGAAAGCAACTAACTTCTCACTTTACAACATTTTAAAATACAGACCAAATCCGAATATGACTTCCGTGATGTGGCGTGAAATGATCGTGCAGGACCTTAACACAAGAGGGAACCACTACTCACAGATCATTCGTAATGGTCACGGTGCGATCACTGCACTCTATCCGCTTATCTGTGACAATATGGAAGTATCCCTTTCTAGTAGTTCAAAACTCATATACACATACAACACCGGGAAAAAGAAGATAAACCTTACTTCACGAGAGATCTTCCACGTTAGAGGGTTGCCTTCTGAGGATGGCATCACAGGATTGTCTCCTATCGAGTACAACAGAAGGGCTATTCAGCTTGGAGATACGACACAGGAATTTGGTATTAACTTCTTTGAAAGAGGTGCGAATGCAACAGGTGCTTTTTCTAGTCCTGGTGAGCTTAGTAATACAGCATTTAACAGACTAAAAAAAGATGTCAATGATAAATATGCAGGAATGAACAACTCAGGCAAGCCGATGCTTCTTGAAGCAGGGTTGAAGTTTGAACGCATATCTATCAACAACAATGACTCTCAATTCTTAGAAACACGCAAATACCAAAAAGAAGAGATCGCTTCTATCTTTAGAGTGCCTATGCACATGATCAACTCTTTGGAGAATGCGACCTTCTCAAACATCGAGCATCAGTCTTTGGAGTTCGTACAGTTTACCATGCTTCCTTGGATAAAGCGTATAGAACAAGCGTTTACAATGCTCTTGCTTACCGAGAGAGAGCAGGAAAAATACTCTATCAAATTCAATGTAGACACTTTGCTTCGTGGTGATTTCAAAACTCGTACAGAGGGCTATCAGACACTTATCCAAAACGGTGTTTTGTCTGTGAATGAAGTGAGAGCTTTAGAGAATTTGAACTCCATAGGAACAGCAGGAGATCAAAGATATATGCAGCTCAATATGACAACTATAGAAAATCTCAATAAAGGAGAAAAGAATGAAAATAATCAAGATTGACGGTGAGATAGGTTGGACCACCACTGCCAGAGATGTGAAGTGGGAACTTTCGCGTGCAAATGGTGACATTACCGTGGAGATTTCAAGTCCTGGTGGAAGTGTATTTCAGGGTATCGAGATATTCAACGCTTTAAAAAAGTATGACAAAGGAACGGTGACTGTGGTCATTACTTCCTTAGCTGCTTCTATCGCTTCTTATATTGCACTTGCCGGTGATGAGATCAAGGCAAATGATAATGCGGTTTACATGATCCACAACGCTTCTGTGTTTGTTGGTGGAGATCATAACAAGCTCAGAAAGAGTGCTGATATTGTGGCTGGACTTAGCAAGATATTGGCTAACAAATATGTGGAGATGACAGGCAAAAAAGAGAAAGAGATCCAAAAGATGATGGATGAAGAGACTTTCTTTTATGGTGCAGAGATGGTTGAAGCTGGATTTGTGGGCTCTATTGTTGAGACAGAAGACGAGAAAGATGAAGAGGGTGCAAAAGCACTGGCTTCTGAAGCGTTTAAAGCCTGTCTAAAAGAAACCAATGACAGATACGAGGATGCAGACTTTAAAGAAGCAGCTGCACTACTCAAAGATGAAACGGAAGACCCGAAGCCGTCAAAAGAAGGGGTGAACATCGAGGATGAAGCGACAGAAAAAAACGCTTCTAAAGTAAACGCGATTAACGCGAGATTAAAAGTCAAAGAAAAGGAACAACATGACTAAGTATGAACAAAGAGCAGCACTGCTCACTCAACTCCGTGCGTTTTCAGATGCACACCCAGAGATGAATGATGAGCAGGTAGCAGAGTATGACGGTATCGAAGCGAAATATGACAAATTGGATGCTTCTATTAAGAGAGAAGATACATTGAAAGCTAAAGAGACCGGGCTTGAGCAGAACACAAGTGATCCTATCGTAGGTGATCCGGCTGCAGGAACAAGTACAGATGACTATAGAGCTGCATTCGATACATTTATCGCTGGCGGTGACATGAGAGAGTTTAAGGCTCAAATGGTTGTTGGTACAGATGCAGACGGTGGGTACATCGTTCCAGAGAGTTACCAAAGAACGGTACTTGCAAAACTGAACGAGATTGGTAGAACAAGAGCTATTTCCGCGGTTATGGCTACAGAGTCAATTTTGAATATTCCTGTTGAGGGTGCTGCTCCTACATTTGCATGGGTTGCTGAAGGTGGTGCTTACGGTACAACTAAATCAACATTCGGGCAAGAGCAGATCGCTGCGTATAAGCTTGGTGGAATCATCAAAGTATCTGAAGAACTTCTCCAGGACAACATGATCAACTTTGAGCAGTATATGGCAGGGCAGATCGCACAAGGTATCGACAATGCAGAGTCTCCGGCTTTTGCTACTGGTGACGGTTCAGGCAAACCAACAGGTTACGCAGACGCTTCAACGGTTACAGTTGGTTCAAGCTCAACAGTTGCAGCGGTTGCAGCGGTGACAGCAGATGAGTGGATCGATATCTATTATGACCTCAAAGAAGAGTACAGAAATGGGGCTACTTGGAGAATGACTGACAAAACAGAGAAGTCTGTCAGAAAACTCAAAGACGGTGACGGTAACTATCTTTATGCTGCAGGTTTAACAGCAGGTGAAAGACCAACTCTTCTTGGTAAGCCTATCGTGATCGATAACGATATGGATGAGCTTGGTGCAGGTAATATCTTTGCTGTTCTTGGTAATTTTGATTACTACCAGATCGCAGATAGAGGAAGCATGACTATCCAAAGACTCAATGAACTTTATGCAGCCAATGGGTACATCGGTTTCAAAGTAACAAAAAGAGTTGACGGTAAACCAACACTTGCAGAAGCATTCAACGCAGGTAAAAACGCAGCAGCGTAAGGATAAAAGATGAAACTTATACTCCTTAAGCACCTTTCCGGTGCTCAAACATATGCGATAGGTGATGAGATAGAGGTTACTGAAACCGCTGCTCTTCGATTTATTGAGAAAGGTATTGCAAAAGCGAAAACACCAAAGGCTCATAACGACTTGATGGCAAAGGCTGAAAAACTTGAAAAAGACGAAGCTGAGAAACAGGCGAAATTGATCGCTATTCAGAAAGAAGATGAGTTGAAAGGTGAAGCAAATGCGTTACTTGATGAATTGGTGGCTATTGTCACTACCTTAGAGAGCATGGATGAGAGCTACGGAGAGTCATTTTTGGCACTCGTGGCTTCAAAATTAGGTAAAGGCAAATAATGAAACTCAAACTGATAGCAGCACCAGCGTCATTACCCGTCACTATTGATGAGGCGAAAGCTTTTTATCGTGTGATCGGTACGGATGAAGATGATGTTATCACGAGGAGTATTACCGCTGCCACTGAGAAGGCAGAGCAGATCACAAATCGTCAGTTGGTGGAAGCCACTTATGAGGGTTATCTCGATGCGTTTCAGTCTGTTGTTGTACTTCCTAAGCCGCCTTTTGTTTCGGTGACTAAGGTTGAGTATATCGATGTGGATGGCGTGACTCAGGTTTGGACAGACTTCTATATGGATGATGTCATTGAGCCTGCAGTGTTGTACTTTGACTCGTTCCCTTCAGCTGTGAAAACAGACGGCGTGAACAATGTGATCATTACTTTTGTATGCGGTTATGAGACGGTTCCTTCGTTGATCGAAAGTTTCATCCTAAATTACGGGTTGACTCGTTTTGAGAACCGTGAGGGTGAGGTGATAGGGACTATTGTAAATAGTGACATCGCAGATAATGTGAAACACTTGCTAGACAGCTATAGGATCATACCGGCATGAGAGTAGGAAGCCTTAATAAATTAGTCACCATTGAAAAGTATGCAGAAGCCAAAGATAGTTTTGGTGCTGTGACTAAGACGTGGGCTGAGTTTTCTAAGGCTTGGGCGAATATTGTGCCGTTAAGCGGTAACGAAAAGTATGTAAGTGCTGAGAAACACGCTACTGCTACACACCAGATAACTATTCGGTATTTGTCCGGGGTTAATCCTAAAATGCGTGTGGTCTATGGAACACGTGTATTTGAGATAGTTTATGCTCCGAATGTGGGTGAGCGTAATAAAATGATGCAACTTATAGTAGAGGAGGAAGCAGACAATGACTAATGAGTTTTTACAAGTTCAAAAAGCATTGGAAAAGCTTCCGGGAGTACTCCAGCAGAAAGTTGTGGTAGGTGCGGCACGTGCTGCGGCGAAAGTCATAGCGAACGAAGCTAAAGAGAATGTGCCTGTAGATTCAGGGCTTCTTGAAAAGAGCATTGGTGTGGCCAAGGCTAAAAAGAGAGATACGAAAGAGGGGCATGTATTGTTTTATGTTGTGCCTAAGTCGAAGATCTCTTTTGGTGCAAAGGTCACGGTAAACGGTCAGAGTGGAAAGCTGAAAGCCAAAGTCAATGCGTACTACGCTCACATGGTTGAGTTCGGTACATCCAAGATGGCGGCTCATCCGTTTCTGAGACCTGCGTTTGAGAATGCCGGGGATAAGTCGGTTGATGCTTTTCAGGCATACGCACTTAAACGTGCAGAAAAAGAGATAGCAAAGTTGGCAGTGAGATGATAGAAGAAGAACTCTTTACTCATCTGAAAGACAATGTGCCTTTGGTGAGTGAGCGGGTATATCCGCTTATTATGCCACAGGACTGTGTTAAGCCTGCATTGGTTTATACAGTGGTGAATGATGGCGATAACAAAGGCCTAGAGGGTTGCATAAGCTCTTACGATACGCGTTTTCAGGTAGATGTGTATGCCACGTCTTACCTGGCAGCGAAAAACATTAAAAACGAGGTGAAAAGTGCTTTGTATGCTTTTTCGTCTTATCCTGAAGGGTTAAACACCAGGGATGGGTTTGAGGAAGATACAGAACTTTTTAGACAGATTATAGATTTTACATTAAGGAATAAATAATGGCAAATACAGCAGAAACTCCCTTCACGGGAACGATCGTTGAAGTAAGTGATGATGACGGGTCAACATGGGAGAAGTTCGTATGTAATGAAGGTGCTTTTGACATCGACTGGGGTACAGCGGATGAGAATGAGTTTACTTGTCTTGAATCAGGTGTGACGCATACGATCTTTGGAGCGAACAAGTTTGGAGATCAGACATTTGTTTATACATGGACGCAGAAACTCACTAACGGTGCTGATGACATCATCAAAGCGGCAAAAGCAAGCGGTGCAGCGATCAAAGCGCGCATTACGATGAACAACAAGACCGGAGCAGAAACAACAGGAACCACTTACGTGATCCCGTTCAGAGTTAAAGCTTATGCCCACAAAGGTGAGCAGAACGGAAAATGGACGACTGAAACGATCTGGAAGCAGAACGATTATCCAGTTGAAACAGTAGCGGCGTAATATGCTGGGGTAAGTCCTCCCCAGTTAAAAAAAAGGGCATAAATAAAAAGGACAAAAAAATGAGTAAAAAAGATTTATTAACCAAATTTAAAACAAAGACAAAAGAGATCACGGTAAAAGCGTGGGATGATGAAGTAGTTGAGATCAGAGAATTGACAGTCTCAGAGTCCAATGAAGTTCAGTCACTTATGCTTAAAGACTCTACGAGCGATCAGCTTTCAAGTGGTACAGTGAATGTATCTATAGGAAAGTTTGAAGAAGCGAAGATCAAGGCAGTTTCGATGGCACTCATTAACCCTAAGTTCTCAGAAGCAGAACTTAACAGTATGGGGGTTGGCGCTAAAGAAGGCATCGCTGAAATTTATGAAGCTATAGGAGCGATGAACGAGCCAAAAAAGTAGAGGGGCGTGAGTTTGCCTTTGCTTTGAGTTTGGAGTTAGGTGTCTCCGTCAGGGAGATAGAAGAAGAGATGAGTATCTCAGAATATAAGGAGTATCAGATGTATTTTCAGCAAAATCCGTTTCAAAGCGATGTAGCAGAAATACAGATGGCACAACTTATGACAATGGTTTCTTCTTATATGGGGGGAAAGCATAAAACCGATGATTTTATGGTCGGTAATAAGTTTAAAACAAAAAGTGCTGCATCAAGCGTTGGTGAGATGTCAGCAGAAGAGATAAACCAAATGGCAGGAGTGTAGCATGGCAAAAGTGGGAACGGTTGTTATTGAAATAGATGCGAACACAGCCAAGCTTGTCAAGGGCGTTAAAGAATCCAATAAGAGACTTTCAACACTTCAGAGAAGTGCCAACAATGCCAAAAAAGCTGTTCTTGGCATAGCTGCAGGTGCAGTTGGTGTATATGCACTTGGTAGAGCGTTTCAGTTCCTTGTAAAATCTTCACTTGATTATAATATTGAGATGGAAAACAGTGCTACAAAACTTAACGCGATGATCTCTGCTTCAAAAGGCTATGAGACCATTACGGGCAGACAAGTAACTGCTATGGAGAGACAGGCGATCATTGCCAAAGATACAGCAGACACGATGAAACTGCTAAAAGTGGCGAATACTCAAACGTCTATGGGTATGAAAGACCTTATAGATGTATTTGCCCTTATGAAGCCCGGCATGGATCAGGTCAATATTTCCACAAAAGACCAGGTAGATATACTTAAACTCGTTACCAACACCGCTTCAACTTTTGGTATGTCAGCACAGGAACTTTCTACAGGTATAGACGACCTTGCAAAAGGTACATGGAAAACGTCACAAAGCTTCGGGAAAATGATGACCGCTATAGGCGTAACCAAAGAGGGGATGAAAGAAGCTGGGGACAAAGTCGCGTACTTATCCGAAAAAATGAGAGAAACGGGAGTGGCTCAAGACACTTGGGCAGTTGCCGTTTCTAACTTCGGTGTGGCTTGGGATGAGATGTCCGGAGAGATCACAAAGCCAATATTTGAGAATTTAAAAAACAGCATCAAAGAGATAACAGCACGACTGGGAGAAGATGGTGTAAAAGCTACAAAGGCATTTTCTATAGCTTTTACAGAGTTTGCCAAATCTGGTGTGAAGGTCATAGGTTTTGTAATTAAAGCTGTGAGTCAACTTGTTCATTCGTTGATGTTGGCATACGAAGGCTATCGAAAGTTGGGCGAGCTTGCTGGAATTGCAAGCAAGAAGATGGGGGGATGGGCTGAGTCTGCTACTAAATGGGTAAAAGATATAGGGGCCTCTGAAAAAGAACAGATACGAAACGCAAGAATATTGCAAGAGCAACAGGCAGTCAGGAATAAAAGTCTGCAAGGAAACTATAAAGCCCTACAGGATATAGAGGGAAGCATAGACAATATCATTGCATCAAACAATGCTGTAAACGATGAAGTCAATAATGTTGTTGGCACATTTGTAGAGTATAAATCAACCGTTAAAGATGCTGCTACAGAAACAGATAAGCTAAAAGATAAAGTTAAAACACTTTCTTCGGTATCTAAAAAAGCTAGTAGTGCCGCGAAGAAAGCATTAAAAGACCAAGCTAAGGCAGCAAAAGAAGCAGCGAAAGCATTGCAGGAGTATAGTGAGCGTTTTGCAGACAGTTTTGCTATGGCTTTTGATGATATGCTGCATGGCGATCTTCTTGGAAGCTTCCAAAACTTCTTTGACACTGTTGGAAATACAATGATGAAGCCTTTTATTGAGAATATGAGTAAAAGCCTATCAAAATCTCTCTCAGATATGCTTGGAGGGGTTGGGCAGTTTGGTAGTTTTATCGGAGGCGTTGGGTTATCTCTCATTGGTTCTCTGGTTGGCTCACTTTTTAGCTCACACGTCACGCAAGCAGAAATAGACAAGGCTTCTGGGAGGAGTGATTTTAGTGATGATTCTTTGCAGAATTTAACTAATGCGCTTGAAAGTGCCCAATACCCTATGCTTGAAGTTACTAACAAGATGAGTAAATACCTGAGAAGTATGGATAATAACTTTTACGCGGTTGCAAGAGCCATAACGGGCAGTGCTTCAACGGCAGGGGTTGATCTTACAGGTGCAAATATAGTCGATACGTTTAAAGAAGGTTTTTTAGGGTTCAGTTCTAAAAAGGTGACACTTCAAGGTACGGGGCTTAAATTTGCCTTGCAGGATTTGGGTGAAATGATGGATGCGGCTACATTATCTGTGAAAAGCTACACCACAAAACTTGTGGAAAAATCAAGCTGGTGGGGATTGTCATCGAGTTCATCTGTGCAGACTTCCTACAAGAATCTACCATCTGGTGTAAAATCAGACATAGCAAATATATTTTCTGATGGTTATCTCGCAATTATGACGGCAGGGGTCACACTCGGGCTTAATGAAGCGAATCTTGACGAGGCATTGCGAAATGCAGAGATAAACATAGGGAAAATAGACTTTAAGGGGCTTTCTCAACAGGAAGTGTCAGACAGGTTCAGCATGGCTATTTCCGAAGCGTTCAGCGGCATCATAATGGGAATTGATGAGTTTACAGGGTTTATTACAAGGTATGCCTCTGGTGCAGAAGAGGCTCTTGAAACACTTGGTCGAATAGCTTTGGAGTTCGATCAGGCTTCACATATGTTTGGGCTTATAGGTAAACAGATAGGCGAAGTAACAGAAGCACTTGACATCGTAGCTTCAACAGGTGGACTCACAGAATTCCAAGATGCAATGGGTGCATTTATGGGTAATTTCTATACTGATGCAGAGCAGTTAGGCTTTTTAACCAAATCTATGCAGATTTCATTTAATGGTCTTGGGATAACTATGCCTAAGACAAATAATGAGTTTAGAAACTTGTTGGAAACGATGGACACTTCAACAGAAGAGGGTTCATACCTTTACGGACAAGTGCTGCTTCTTGCAGAGAGTTTCAACACTATGACAGATGCTACAGCAAATCTTGGTACAAGCATGGAAAGTATGATACAGCAAGTCAGCGATGCATGGCTGGGTAATTTGAGTTACTTAACGCTTATGCAAAAGTCAGAGTATGCAAGTGGATTAGTGCAACTAGGGTTAACAGACAATACAGGCGCAATAAATACGGTGGATGCAGCAAGGGCTGCGGCAGAGATAGCTTTAAAGACTACTTCAACCAAAGAGGAATATATACCTATCTTTGAGCGATATATTGCAGAACTTGAAAAAGAAGTACCAGACGCTACAAGGACAGATTTACTCGAAGAGTTGAGAGAGTTAAAAGCCGAAGTTGTAGAACTTAGAACTGCAACCATTGATGCCTATATCCACACAGGAGCTACAGCATGAGAAATTTAATACTAATACTGACATCACTATTTATTTTAGGATGTAATCAAGGAGAAGATATGGCAACGATAGGTGAAGAAGTCAATGGTGAATTGGTAAGTACGAATGTGACAGATGACACCACAAATTTTACAGAAAGTGCTGTAACAGTATCAGTAGGAGGAGAACATTCAGCCATAATTAAAAATGATGGTGAATTATGGACTACTGGTGGCAATAGTCATGGAGAACTAGGCTTAGGTGATGAAACAGACAGAAATTCATTTACTGATACTGAGATAAGAGATGTAAAATCTGTATCACTTGGTAGCGGTCATTCTGCAATAATTAAAAACGATGGTAGTCTGTGGGTTTCAGGAAATAATTTTCATGGACAGCTTGGTTTGGGTGATAATGATGATCGGAATGTGTTTACTGATACGGGTATAAGAGATGTATCGATAGTGTCAGCGGGCAGGATCAGTCTGTTTATAATTAAAAATGATGGAAGCTTATGGTGTACTGGAAATAACCTTTATGGTCATCTTGGTTTAGGGGATAACACAAATAGAAATTCATTTACTGATACTGGTATAACTGCCAAACAAGTATCGTCCAATGGGGACACATTTATCATAAAAACGGATGACACCCTTTGGGCTACTGGTTTTAATGCTTATGGACAACTTGGTTTAGGTGATGAAACAATGAGGACTTCATTTACTGATACTGGTATAACTGCTAAACAAGTATCATCTGGCTTTACACATACGATTATCATAAAAACAGATGATACAGTTTGGGCTACTGGGCATAATAGTCATGGAGAGCTAGGAATAGGTAACAATAATAATAAAAATATATTCACAAGTACAGGAGTGTCAGCTAAACAAGTTGATGCTGGTGTGTATTTTTCATTATTGGTTAAAGCTGATGACACACTTTGGGCAACTGGAGATAATCAATATGGAGCATTAGGCTTAGGTAATAACGATAATAAAAACATATTTACTGATACTGGAGTAACAGTAAACTATGCTATGTGTTATGGATATTATTCGTTTATACTAAAATCAAGTGATGATTTATGGGCTACTGGGACAAACTATAGTGGACAACTAGGTTTAGGCGATAATGATGATACAAATTCATTTACTGATACATCAGAAGTAGCTGATGAGTTTATATGGTATTCATGGACAGCACATATTGATGGAAGTATAGTTAAAAGAGGTGACTATTTATATTTGGTGTCATGTTTTGATGGATATGGCTCTCCTTGTATATTTGTAGATTTAACACAGATTGGGCTCATAAATCAACTTAAACCTTTTGACGGCACAAACATAACTCCAGCAATATTTCCTAGTCCAATGACATATACTGTTAAAGGATTAGAGAGTTTTAATTCATTCACTTTAGCCAAAGTCTTAGCCTCGTCTATCACATATAGTTTTACTCTTCCGATAGGTGATGATAATTATGATCTATGGTTAGATGGGGTAGAAGTTAGTAGTGGTGGTAATGGTGTTGTAAAAACTGATACGGTTGCTATAGACTGTAAGAGAGACCCAGGCGGTATTTTGTCGCTTTATCCAACAACGGTTATATTTTATGCTGACTATCAAATGCCTGTGGACTCAACAGTAACAATCTCATTGGCACATACAGATGACATAGAACTGGGCGACTTTACTTTAAACAATGCTGTATGTTCATCTTTTACGCAGCTAGCTTTTAATCACGGTATTCAGGACTTTAATGACTACACACCTGATGCCTGGGGGAGCATTCCTAAAAGAACAAAAGGCATCGTTACCAAATTCAACATAACGTGTGACTTGTATCTTTCAAACTATGACTATGCAGTTTCGTTTTTGGAGTCGATCAGGGGCAGATTTGTTTCCATAGACGGGTCGGATGCTATGGGTGTGCCTAGTGATGGCGAAACAAAGTTCTCCAGCCTTAGTCGCAGGGTCATGGTGACAGGTTCTACTCCAGCCACTATTGTAAAAGATGGAGCGTTGGACAAGATGGCGAATGTTAAATTATCAGTTCAGGAGGTTATCTAAATGGCAGCGGCATTCCCGACAGATATATCATGTGCCATAACAGAGGGTTTTCAGGAACAGCTGCCTAGTGCCACAAGGTACTTAGGGGGTAAGTCAGTTGTGAATCCTTCAAGAGGCAAAGTCAAGGTCATCTTTACGAGTCATGCAGACTTTGAGACGTTTATGAGGTGGTATATCACAGACATTAATTATGGGCTTGACAGTTTTACGATCACGGTTCCATTTTTTGGTGTGAGCAGGGCATGGGAAGTTAAGATACTCACTGAGCTGGACACGGCACCAAACGCAAAGGCATCATACATTAGAGAGATCCAAATGGATCTGGAGATCATTGATAACATCGATGACTATATAGCAACTTAACATAAAGGAAATAAAATGGCACAACTTACACAGGAATTAACACTAACTTCAACATGGCAAGAGGTATCTACAGAGGGGTTCATAGGTCAAAAAGATCAAAGCTCAACTATAGAGGTATGTAATGCTGATGCGTTACCGTCAGGTGATGTTGTGACTCATACTGTAGGGGAGAGTGCTAACCTGCAATTTCCTACACCTGCATCCGGAAGTTGGTATGCAAGAGTAAGATCAGGTACCGCAACACTCGTTTATACAGAGGTGTAATATGAGAAATTTAAGACTAGGTCTAAGGCTTAGTGAAGGTGGATCCGGCACCACCACCCTAGCAGCCATAATCTACGACGGCACACTTCTAAACATAGAAGCAACACGCTACCTCAAAGACGTTGGATCTTTACCAAGAGACAACGCAACACTCTACAGCGGAAGAGCCAAACAGTTTGCTACTGATATGAGTATGCCTATTGATATTCCTTATAGTTTAGGGAGTG